TGGACTGCAGAGCAGAGACGAGTTCTCGAATCTAGAGGACAAGCTCCTATTGTAGTCAATAGAATACACCCTGCTGTAGAAGCAGCTAAATCTATGATAACCGCTAATAGACCTTCTTTTAGGTGTTCACCTAGAGAGGACTCAGATAGAAAAGTAGCAAATGTAATGTCTGCTTTATTGTCGTATATGTACGATATATCTGACGGAAGGACTGTTATAAGAAATGTAGTCGATGATTACTATGTTAAAGGATTGGGTTATATTAATGTTTACCAAGACCCTATGATGGACATGGGTAAAGGTGAAGTATGTATGCATGACGTTGACCCGCTCGATGTATACGTAGACCCTAACTCTAGACATAGAATGTTTGATGATGCAGAGAATATTATAGTATCTAGACTATACACTAGAGACCAAGCTAAAAAGCTTTATCCTATGTATGAAAAGGCTATAGCCAATGCTTCTCAGGAAGAGTTTGATACAGATAGACCTTCAACTGATAGGGAAGACGATGGAATAGCATCATTCCCAGAAGATACAGTTACTCAGACATATTCTAACCCATGGGGTGAAAATGATGAGTATATCAGAGGTTATGAAAGATATTACAAGAAAATGGTTAATAGGTACAGAATATTTGAAAAGTTTTCTGGCAAAGAAGATTTATTAGAAGCAGATGAGTTTAACGCTTATGTGCAAGTACCAGCATGGGTTATTAATGGCAACCCTATATTAGACGAGCAAAAAGCTATGGAGCTAATAAAGCAGCTTGAAATGCAATTAGCACAGCAGTATGATATAATTGCACAAGAAGCTCTTAGTCAGGGTATTAAAGTAGAAGACCTTCCAGAGCCTCCAAAGCTAGACGTTAAAAAAGTAAATGTAGACTTTCTTATAAAGAATAACTTTATTGAAGTAGCACAAACTCAAGTACAGAGAGTTCATATGTGCGTTATAATGGGTGATAAGCTATTATACGAAAGAGAGCTACCAACTGAGCACTATCCAATTGTACCATTTGCAAACATTCACACTAGAACACCGTATCCAGTATCTGATGTTAGAATGGTAAAGAATATGCAAGAGTATATAAACAAGACCAGGTCGCTAATAGTAGCACATGCTACTACAGCTACCAATGTTAAGATTCTAGTTCCCGAGGGTAGTGTGGATATGAAAGACTTTGAGGAAAAGTGGGCGCAGCCAGGAGTAGCAATATCTGTAGATATGGATAACGGTGCACCTATGCCTGTACAGCCACTGCCTCTTCCTAATGAATTATACCAAAACGAGATAACTGCTAAAAATGATATTGACCATCAGTTAGGACTATACGAAATGATGATGGGCAACACACAAGCAGCTCCACAAACATATAAGGCTACTATTAGTCTTGATGAATTTGGTCAAAGAAAAATTAAATCTAAATTAGCTGACATTGAAGCTGGCTTAACTAGGGTAGCCCAAGTAGCCATACCTTTAATGCAGCAACTGTATAATACTCAAAAGGTTATTAGGTTAGTTAATCCTAACAACTCTATGAATGAGTACGTTATGAATAAGAGGCTTTACGATGATAAGACTGGTGAAGCAACTATTGTTAACGATATTACAGTAGGAAAATATGATGTTATCGTTGTAGCAGGTTCAACCTTACCTACAAATCGATACGCAGAACTTGAGTTTTATATGGATGCTTACTCTAAAGGACTTATTGATAGACAAGAAGTTCTTAAGAAGACAGAAGTGTTCGATATTGAAGGAGTTATGCAGCGAACTGATACTATTCAGCAGTTGCAACAACAACTTCAAGCTTCTGGTGAGGAAATAAAAAAGCTCAAGGGAGATTTACAAACTCGTGATAGAGAAGCTGTAAATCTAAGAAAAAGAGTTGCTGTTAGTAAAACCGAAACAGAGCTGGATAAGATTAAAAACAAATCTCAAGCAGCTAATGTTATTTACGAAAAGCGACTAGACGATATGCTTGCTGGCATAAAAAAAGAAATCGCAGAAGCGATTGGAAAAATGACTAGCTCACCTTCTCCCAGCAAAGAAGCAGCTAAAAAATAGGAGTTAATATGGAAATTGACAATGTACAGGACACCCCTCAGAATGCTAATCCAGGCAACGCTGACAGTGCGTTTGACCCAGTTCAAGCTAACGAGGGCTCCTCGAGCGAATTTTCCGTTGACGATATCATTCTAGGAAAGACGGAAGCAGCTGACGAAGTATTCGCCACACCTGCGCAGGAACCAGAAGTTCAGCCAGAGCCAGAGCAACCACAACAAGAGGTTTTAGCCCCTCCAGCACCAGAACAGCCAGTAGACCCTAAAAACGATGATACTCGTTTTCAGTATTGGCAGTCAAGAGCTGCAAGGTTAGAAAATCAGTTGAAAAATGTAGAGGCCCAGCAAATGCAGTTACAACAACAGCAAGCTGCAGTCCCTGAAGCTCCAGCTAAGGAAGAGTTTCCAGCTCCGCCTGAAAGGCCTAAAAAACCAAGAACATTTAGTAGAGAAGAAGCTTACAGTGATGGAAGCAGCGAATCTGCTAGGTATCTTGATGAAGTGGATGAATGGAGAGATAACATGGATGAGTACAATCAGTTAAAGCATCAATACGAGATTGCTACTGTTAAAGAGCAGATGCAAGCGCAAGAAAAAGCTAGACAAGATGAAATACAAAGGCGTCAAGCATATGCACAGCAACAAAAGCAAGTTCATGATGTTAAACAGTATGTACAAAAATCTCATGGATTTACACCTGAACAAGCAAATGAATTTGTTGCTCAGATGTCTTCTCCTGAATCAATAACAATGGATAATTTGGTACAATTGTGGAGATTCCAACAAGGACAACAAACTCCTCAAGCTGCACCTGCACAGCCTTCTCAAGCGTTTCAACAAGAGAAAAGGGCATCGCAGGTACCATCGCCAATGGGCGTAATGCCTTCGGCTGGTGGACAGACTGATGGACGCTCTTCAGAAGACCAGATTATGGATAAAATGATTGGGGATTTTAATAGTAAAAATCCCTGGAGTAAATAATCACCCTACTTGAAGACCAACAGGTAGTTGATAGAGGGTAAAAAAATAAAGAGGTAACATAATGGCAAATGCAACAGTATGGTCCAGTTCAACTGGAGATGCAGGTGTAGCTACTAATGTTGACTTAGATAATACTCGTAGAGTATTTAACTTTGGAGATAGAGTAGCAGAGCTTGCACCAATGCAAAGTCCATTTTTCGTATATTTATCGAAGGTGGCAAAAAAAGCCACTAATGACCCTGTTTTTAAATTTTTAGAGCAGAGACATCAGTGGCAGAGACGTAATTTTGAATTTCAAGCTGCATTTACAGCAACAGAAGAATTTGCTGTAAATGAAATATTAAATGACACAGAAGATATGGTTTTTACTTGCAAGTATGATGAATACGGTAAAATAGTAGCTGCATCTGAGTGTTCATTTTTACTTCCAGGCCAAGTTCTAGCATTAAAAGCTGATGACGGTGTTGTTTACTATGTAAAAATACTTGAAACAGCGTCAGTTTCAACAGGAGCTAGTCCTACGTTAGGTGGTACTTCAATTGGCCATGATACAGATGATGACAAAACTACAATAGAAGGCCTTGCGCTTACAGCTATTGGAAAAGCTATACCAAGTGGTACAGTATTTTCAGCAGGAAATAAAGGGCAAGTTATTGGAACAGCATGGGGTGAAGGTACTGATACTCCTCTTGGCTGGGAAGATAAGATGTTTGACAGAGAAGGATATTGTCAGATTTTTAAAACTGGCATGAACATCTTTTCTGGAACATCTATGGCTACTGAGTACAGAGGTATTGCAAATGAGTATCAAAGAATCTGGCAAGATAAACTAATGGAACATAAGATGGATATTGAGCATGCTATGTTGTTTGGCTATGGTTCGAATAGCAATACTGGTGTAACAGGTGCTCCTCCAACAAGAAGTTCTTGGGGTATTTTACCTTATACTGAAGCATCTGGTAAGGTGTATAATATGTCTTATGCTTCTTCTGGTTATGATGCTTTCTTAGATGCAATGGAAGATTACTTTGCGCCTGAGTCTGGTAATAGTGGTAACAAACTTGTTCTAGCTTCTAGAAAAGTTATTACTTACTTAAATAAACTAGGTAATGGTTCATTCTTAAATAACTCTATAGGTTCTAGTGCATACAAGCTTGATATTGACACTATACCTGGCGCATTTGGGCATCAAGTAACTGTAGTAAATACTATCTTTGGTAGCTTGCACTTTGTTGCAGAGCCTCTACTAAGAGGGCCATGGGAAGATTACTGTGTTGCAGTTGACCTTAAGAATGTAGCATACAGACCACTAGTGGGTAATGGTATTAGTCGAGATACCTTCATTGAAACTAATGTACAGGACAACGGAGTTGATGGAAGGCAAGACCAAATCATCACTGAAGCTGGCTTGGAAATTAGTCTTCCTGAAACTCACGCAATTCTTAAGTTTTCTTAAGTAGGGGGTAGATTATGGCTTGGACAAAAGATAGTGTTGCTGGTATTAAGAGAATGTATAATCTTGATTTAGGCACCACATTAAATGCAAATGGAACAGCTTTAACAAATGCTACTGCCGCTTTATCTGACGCAATTGAAGTCGGTAAAGATGTTGCTTTGGGCACTATAAGTGTAACTACAGAAATTGATGACGCATCAAGCGGAGCAATTGTTGTAGACTTATATGCTTGCAATACTTCTGGTGGTACATATGTAAAAGTTGCAGATGATGTTGCGACTGCATATGGTTCAGGTGGAAATGCCAATGGTTATACTGCTGGTACAGTTAACCTTGCATTATACCCTTTTCCGTTTTTTAAGATTGCTTTGCATTCCGCTGCTGATGAAAGCAGCAATCACTTTAGAGTGATTGTTTCTCAGGCAGATGGACCTCAAGGTGATTTTGACGGAACAAGTTCAGGTATAGGGCTTGACCCATCATAGTAAGTAGATTGTAATTAGGTTAAGGGAGGGGCAACCCTCCCTAACCTTATAAAAAAGGAAAATTTTAAATGGCAGAATGGAAAAAAATACAAGGTACACCAGCAAATGGCGGAGTTAATAATACTGCATATGCTTGGAAGTACACTATAACATGGCCCGCAAATGACCATGCTGAAATAAAAACTCCTAGTTTTATTTTTCCTGTAAGGGGAGATTTTACATATATTGTAGAGGAAGCTGCAAATATAGACAATGAAGCAACTTCTATAAAAGTTTATGGTTCTTTAGATAATAGTACATGGATAGAGCTTGATGCTGCAACTACTAAGACTATTCAAACATCAGCTTGTGCTAATGCTTATGATTTAGATGCAAAAGGAAAAATGCCTTTTATGTGCATAGGAGTTGACCCTCATGCAAGTGATGCTGATGCAACTAATGTTCCTTCTGTTAATGTTTATATGGTCGACCACTTAGAATAATGAAATTAGGTAAATGGTATAAATATATGTATACAAATATGGAAGTAGATTCACTATCTACTATTAACGGAACATATTTTGCTAAGTTTACTCATACTGGAGGAAACTCAGCTACATACCCATTAAAAGCTAGAGTGCTAACAGAAGACGCTTTTGATGGTAAAACCTATGATATAGAAATAGACCAAGGTTCTTCTGGCGATAGATTTAGATGGTCAGATGATGGTGGAAGTACTTGGAATTATAGATACTCAACAACCTATGATACGATAGTAGAAGATAGGTGGGTTTGTCTTGCGCCTGGTTTAGAAATTAAATTCCCAACAAAAACTGGTTATAATGGGCTAGAGTCTTTTTCGCTGATTAATACGCCAGTAACACAAGAAAGCCCTTATTATAGAAACCCAATAAAAACATTTTATGAAAAAGGTATATGGTGTGTATTAGAACACCCAGATTTACCTACAACAAGTGATAAAACAAAATTTACAGAAGACTTTCCAATTCCCATAACAAGTGATTTTACACTAGCTGTAAATCCTGATAATCATGTAACTCAATCTGTTGTGTCATCAGGTAATAATATGGGAGTAGATATACACTATATGCTATCAACAGATAAAGATACTACAGCTTCTAAGTCAAATTACGAAGAAAGACTTAAAATGTGGGAAGATGTTAACTTATCTGACACAACTACAGATGTAGTAGAAACTATTGCTTTAGATACGCTAGGTGCAGGTGGTGGAGAATTTGGAGCAGGTAAAGCTCCTTTTGGGGCTTTTAAAGTAGAGTTTGTAGCAGGGTCTGGAACAGAAGTAATAGCTGCTCCTACTGCAAATAAATTTAAAGTAGGTCTTTTCCTACACAACTAATAATAAAGAGGTATAACATGGCAAAAAGTGAAAAAAAGAGTATTAACTTAATACAAACTGCTGAAGTTCTTACAGCTAAAATGTTTGGCGAAATGCCAGGCAGGGCTGTAGGCGGTGCAAAAGGTAAAGGAAAGTCAGTTGCTCCTAAGCCTAAAAAGGCAAAAAAGATGCCAACACAAAAAGAAGTGAGACAAGCAAAAAAGACTAGAAAGACTGCAAGAACTGCAGCTAGAAGCCCAAGACCAGGCAGGAGACCATAATGGCTAATTTTATCCAAAATGGAGGCAAATGGGGTCCAATTGATGAAGGTGGACAAAAGTCTTATGAAGGTAGGCAAATTGTTATAGATTTTGACAATACTGAAACTACTAGCATAATGTATACAAACCCATTTGGCGTTGCAGTTTCAACAGAAACTGAATTTGTTTGGAATACAGAGGCTATAGATTGTGCTAATACTGCTGATGTTCAAATTATGTGGCAAGGAACTGATGACCCATCTGTAGCTAATGCAGCTTCAGGTAGCGGCTCTGATGTTTCGGCAGAAGATACAGGATGGACAACAGTTGAACTTTTAGACTTAAATGGCAGTAGTGCATGCGATACAAGAACAGTTGTTAATTTATCAGGGGTTGCAAATATAGTAAACAAAGCTTATATGAGATTAAAGTTTATTTTAACTGCTGCAAATCCAGGTGATGTAGATATAACTTGTAGATTAATAAATTTACCTGCAATAGGTAGTATTACGCATAGCACTGCCCTTTAATGGCTAAAAAGATAGTATACTCAAGTAGCATAGGTAATCCATGGCATGGAGTTAAACTGGATACCAGAAGGAAACTTAACACTCAAAAGAAGAAGGGTAAATAATGGGTTATAAAACAAGAATAGAATCTTATACTGGAGATATAGATGCTTGGAACGGTCAAGATTATGCAGCAGCTAATGCTGATGCTGAACAGTTTATATCTAATGGAGCTAAATTTGTAATTGATTTAGTAGCTAAAATTACTCCAGATAAACTTCCTTTATTTACTACACACACAACAAGTGATTGGAGCTCCTATACTTTTACATTAGGTGGTGGAGCAGGTGGATATATGGAGTATTTTACCAATGTATACTTACAACATTCTGATGGAACAAAATACGAATGTACTCAGATATCAGCAGATATGGCAAGGCAAGCTGACGATGAGACTAGTTTACATTATGCCCCTGCTATTTCTCCTGTATACTATGTATCAAATAGTAAAGTAACAGTATTACCTGCATTAGGGACACCAAGTATAGATGTTGTGCGTACACCTCGACATGATGAAACTGATATAGATACAGCTGATAGCATTAATCCAACTAACTTTCCTGATAGTTATGATGATATTTTAATATTATATGCAGCTGGGAAGATAATAGGAACTAAACTTTCTTATTATCAAGATTACTACACACTTGTCGAAACTGCATCTCCTTGGTATACAGCAGTAGAGCTTGTTAAAACTAACATTGCTAGTGCAAAAACATATACTGATAGGTTGTACGACGAAAATGTAACTTACGATGGAAGTAATAAAGACTTAGCAGCTGTATCAGACTCTTTAGACAAAGCAGCACTTCTTTTAGAACATTCATCTACATTTAATAGTGCTTCAAATACAGATGATATATCTAAATCAGTAACAGGATGGCTTGCAGATGAAGATTCTGAAATGGCAAATGCAACATTACAAGCTGTGCAATCTGAATTACAAATTGCACAAGGTTACTTACAACAGCAACAACAATTACAAGCTCAAATAGGTAGCTATATAACCAATGCCAATGCAAATTTATCAGAAATGCAAGCTAGGTTAACTAAGGATGCTCAAACCTATCAATGGCTATTAGGACAAAAACAATTAATTAGTACAGAGCTTATGCAAGCTTTGGCAGCAAAAGGATTAGCAGGGGCACCTGCTCAATAGGAGAATAAATGGCAACTTTAGCAGGAAAAACAATAGCAGATACGTATACAAGTTTATTAAAACTAGAAGGCGATACTCAAACTTTAGTAGCCAGGGCTTCAGGCAATGCTATTCAAGTAAAAACAGGTGATGATGAGGCAACTCCTTTATATTTAAATACAGATGCTGTAGGCATAGGAACTAGCACTCCTGCGAAATCTTTAGTAATTGCTGGTAGCGGGCAACAGGAAATTCATGTTGATGCAGCAACAAATGCTTATCTTCTTCTTGATGCTGGTGGAAATAGTGATAAAAGTAATGTAATTTTTCAAAAAGCAGGAAGTACTGTAGGTGCGATTCAATACCACCATAATGCAACTGCTACATCTGAATCATTAAGAATTGTTGTTAATGAATCTGGAAGTGTTGACCCTCAAATGGTTATTCAGGCTGATGGACTGGTTGGAATAGGTACTACAAGTCCAAGTCATTCTTTAACAATAGCATCTTCCAGTGGAAATTCACCTACACTTACTATATTAAATGAATCAGCAAACGACCAAGTTGGTGGAAATATATACTTTAGGAATAGTCATACGGATGGAGTTATCGATGCTGGTCAGGTACTTGGAGATATTATTTGGCAAGCTACAAATAATGCCGATGCAGATGCATGGCAAAATGCAGCTGCAATTAAAGTTGTAGCAGGAGATGAAATTGGCACTGTTGGTCAGACTGCTGACTCTCCAGGAGAAATTCAGTTTCATACTACCGCAAATTCCAGTGAATCTTTGGCGCAAAGAATGACTATTAAATCTACTGGTAATGTTGGAATAGGAACTACAACTCCTGACACTTTATTGGAAGTAGAAGGCACTGGAGACCCAACTTTACACGTTCAAATAAAAGCTACAACTTTAACAGATACTGACAGAGCTAGCTTTAAAGTTAAAGGCACAGGAAATAGTGTAGAAAACGAAGCAGAAATTGGAGTTATTTATGAAGCTAGTCCTTCTGGAGGAACAAATGCTCCTACTGGATTTATAAAGCTTGACGCATCTGATGGACAATCAAACTATTATTGGCCTACTGATGGAAATGTTTTTCATGTGTCTACTGATATAACAAATATAGGAAGTACATCTGGCACTGTTGTAGGAAGCCAATCTTCAGATGAAAGATTAAAAACTATAAGCACTGATGCGTTTCCTTATGGACTGTCACAAGTAAACTCTATAACTCCTATAAAATATAAATATAAAAACGACCCCGATAATAAAGATAGGTTGGGATTTGGAGCACAAACTATACAATCTATTATACCAGAGTCGGTATATGACACAAATGAGGATATAGATAATAATAATACAAATAAATTAGCAATGGAGTATGTACAGCTTATACCAGTTCTAGTAAAAGCAGTACAGGAATTATCAGTTAAGGTAACAGCCTTAGAAAATGCGTAACATAAGAGGAAACAAAAATGGCAAAAGCTAAAGACCCAAGATTAAAAAGAGCTGGAGTTAGTGGTTATAATAAACCAAAAAGAACTCCTGGGCACAAAACTAAATCTCATGTAGTAGTAGCTAAAGAAGGCACGCAAATTAAAACTATACGATTTGGACAGCAAGGTGTTAAAACTGCAGGTAAGCCTAAAGCAGGTGAATCTGCTAAACAAAAAGCAAGAAGGAAATCATTTAAAGCTAGGCATGGAAAAAACATTGCAAAGGGTAAAATGTCAGCAGCTTATTGGGCAAATAAAGTAAAATGGTAAAGATAATAAGGAGTCACGATGTCAAAGGTAAAAGAATACAAAGAAGAGGCTGCAAAGCTACAAAAACCAACAAATGCAGATGCCTTGGTAAACCTAAAGGAACAATTAACGGCATACCAGAAACAAGCTGCATATTATCATGAAATGGTACTCAAGGCACAAGGTGCTATTGAAGTATTAACACAATTGGAGAAAACTGATGAATCAGAAGGAAATGGTGGAACTGATTCAGCAACACCATCCAAGTAAAGGTGTTGTTGAAATAAACAAAATGCTAAATAGAGCGTCTGATACGTTCTGTGCAGAGTCTGAAATAGTAGAAACTACTTTAATTGAAAGCTCTGTCGCAGGTCAAAGATATTATACGTTAGATGCTGATATAGTTAAGATTATTAGTGTTGAGTTTAATGATGTTGCTATTCCAAGATTAATTGGTAAACCTTTAATAGAAGATGATGAGATAGCTAGTTCAGATGCAAATGCATTAGCTACTCCTACATCTAGTAGTAATAAAAGGTATTACTATGTAGATAATGATAGACTTGCTATTGTAGAAAAAGCTACCAATGCTATTACAAGAGATGACAAAACATCTAACTATCAAAGCTGCAGTGTTGCTGGTACAAAGAATATAAGAGTATATGCTATTGTATTAGCACTACCATTTGCAGAAACTACTTTAGCTACTTCTGCTACTGGACCTTCAAGTGAAGTGCCAGTTCAGTTCCATGAGGTAATTGTACATAAAGCTCTATCAGACCTTTATAAAACCCCTCCTACGATGAATATAGATTTAGCGATGTTTTTTGAGGGTGAATACATAAAAGGGCTAAAAAGGGCTAAAAAATACGCTAAAACACATAAACAAAGAGGAGGTGTAATAGTCCAACATGGCTTTTAATAGAGAAACTATAATACCACCTGAAGCATGGGATGCTCAAACAACTTTAGTTTGGGGTGCAACTACAAACAATTGGGATTCTGAAACCTATAAAGGGTTTGTCAGAGAATAAGGAGAAAAATGGAAGATACATTAAAAACAGTATCAGTAGGTATTGGTGGCTCAATGGCAACTTGGCTGGAGATTCTTCCTCCTTTTTTTAGTGCGTTAGGTGCTATCGCTACTGTAATATATATGACAATTAAAATTTGGAAAGAGTTAAACTAATAACAGGAGATAAGTAATGGGTATAGTTGTAGGATGGGTAACAAAAAAGTTATTAACAGAAAAGATGATAAAGTCTGTTTTAATTATGCTTGGTGATTATTTAGTTGCAAGTTCTAAAAACAAGCTTGATGATAAAGTATGGGATAAAGTAAAAAAGACACTTTAAAGGGGGAGCATGCCACATAGATTTGTAGTATTACAAGACCTAATAAATACAGATAAAGACTCATTAATTGAAGGGCTGGGAATTTATGGGACTAAATACTACACGAAAAGGCCAGAAGAATGTCATATTTGTGGCGGCCATGACATAAACAAAATAGAGGTTCTAGGAGCTTCAAGCGAGCCATTATTATGGACTTGTGATGAATGTGGAGAGTTTTATTTAATGCGCTCTGCTGTTTATACTGAAGTTCTGCTAAATAAAGCTAAATGCTTATATACAAACCCTAAAGATTGGAAAGGGCTTGACAGAGGACCTAAAAACTAAGAGGTTAAATGCCAAACAAAAATAAGGGAGTCCTGAAAAGGGCAATCGTAACTCCCGACAAACATGTACCAATACATGACAAGAAAGCTTGTAATGTAGTTTTAAAAGCGATTGAAATAGTAAAGCCTGATATCTATATAGATTTAGGTGATTTAGGTGAATGGGCTAGTGTAAGTCACTGGCAGTGGAAAAGAAAAAAGAAACCACCCGTTGAGTATATAATACCAAGAGTGGAAAAGGATATAGCAGATGTTAATAAATGGCTTGATACATTGGACGAGAAGCTAGACAAAGTAGGTTGCAAGAAAAGGCACATGTGTGCTGGTAACCACGAAGAGTGGCTTGACAACTTTGTCAAGGAATATCCTTATCTTAAACAATATAAAACAAAGAATGCTTTAAAATTTGATGAAAGAGGCTGGGTATATCATGAACCAGGTGAGTATCTTAAAATTGGTAAGTTGTATTATTATCATGGGCATCATTTCGGTGGACAATACCATACTGCTAATCACTTAAGAAAGTTAGGATGCAATGTTATATATGGGCATCATCATTCTATGCAACAAGATAGCATCAGTCATATGGATGGACCTAAATCAGCATGGAGTTTAGGCTGTCTTAAAAGTATGTCTGATAAAAAGAATAAGTGGCTAGGTGGTAGGAAGCACAAATGGGCGCATGCTTTTGCCGTCGTGGATTATTACGACAAAGGTCGTTTTACAGTCCACCCTATTCAAATCATCGATGGCAAAGCGTCCTTATGGGGTAAATTAATTAGTGGATAATAGAGAGCTTATAAGAAGAGCAAAGATGATTAGCAAAGGTTTACAACCTTCTCCTATACATGAGAAGATTGCTAATGTTGCTACTGATTATATGGAATCTAATTTATCTACCAGGAACTACTTAAAGCAAGAATTAAAGGGATTAAAAAGAAAGGCACAACAAACTATTAATAACCCTAAACGTGGATTACAAGGGCTATTAGGAAGTGCTATTGGTCAAGCAATGACAGCATATGCACCTGAAGGTGTCTATCTTAATCCTCAACAAAAAAGACTAGGTTATAAAACGGACAGCTCTAACATTTATTTGGAAGAGCCAAAAACAAACGAACTATTTAGAATAGGAGGTGAAATAAGTTTTTAATGGCAAAAGGATTAATGGATTTAGTAAACAAGTACAAAATGGGCAAAGCAGTTGAAAAAGCCGAAGCTGAGTTTGAAGCTACAAAAGATATGGATACAAGGCTTACACAGGCTCGTAGCCTTCAAAGGTTAGAAGAAGCAGGTTTAGGCGGTAGTCCTGTAGGATATGAAGACCCTCACAATCGACCTTTATGGGAGTTTGAAGGAGTAAGCAATCCATTTGATATGGATAGAGATGCTTATAGCAATTTTATTGAGTCAGGAGAGTTTAACTATCCTAATGAAAATAACTTCTTAGATGTAAACGAAATAAAAGCTCAAATGATGGCTGATTATGATATCATACAAGAAGGCAGGGCAAGAGCTTCTGATAGAATGGATGCTATTATAGACTCAACTAAAAAAGCATACGATGCTAAACCTAAAAATATTATACAAGCATTAGCAATGAGAATGGGTCTTGGCAAGTAATGGAACCTGTTGCTTTTTTAGAGCAATTTGGAATACCGCTTACAGTGGCTGCGGCTTTTGGATACTTTATCTGGAAGCAAAATCAATTTATTCAGTCAGAGCTAATGGAAGAACTAGATGAGCGTTTTAAGCGATTAGAAGGTATAACTATTAAACTAATAGACCAAATAAAGAGCACACAGTTAGATTTTCAGGCACTTAAGGGTTATGTAGAGGGTGTGGAAGGAATCTTAAAAAAGCTCTTTAAAAAGCGATATAGAGAAGAATGAACTTTATTGCAATTATATTAGGAGCTTTATTCACCTCGCTCTTTTTATTTATTGCATATTTAACGTATTTGTTTTATAACCTAACAACTAAATTTAAAGTAGACCATTTAGAAATACAGGAGAGTAGTAATGCCAAACAAAAAAGCTAAAGCAAGAAAACAAGCAAAAAAAGCAAAAACAAAAGCTATTAAACAATATAAAAAGAATAAGAAAAAGTATTAGTGGATTATCTTATAACAGGATTACCTAGAAGTAGAACTGCATGGTTAGCTAACTATTTAACAATAGGAAGCTCATTTTGCTATCATGAAGGCCTTAAAAATTGTTTTGACATAGGAGACCTTAGAATGATGAAAAAAGCTCCGTATACAGGCAATTCTGATAGTTCTGCAGTATTTTTTGTAGATGAAATGAAAAGACTATTTCCAGATATGAAGATAGTTATAATAGATAGAAAGTATGAAGATGTATTAAATAGCTTAAAAGATGAGTATTCTGGGCCTTATACTAATTACTTAGTAGCGGCTACAAGAACTTCTAAAAAGTATGTAGAAAGTAATTATGACCACATGCTAGTTAAATATAAAGATATAAATGATAGATTAGATGAAATAGTATCATATTGCATTCCAGAACAAGAAATTGCAGAAGAAAGAAAAAATATGTTACTTGATTTAAAAGTAGAAGTATCAAAAGATTCTTACGAAAGAGTAGGTATGTTAGTAAGAAATAAAATAAAGGAATTATTGGCTTATGCCTAAAGAGTTATTAGAAATAAAGAATTTTACACTTGGAACACAAACAACTCCATCAGAGACTGACATTAGTCATGAGGCTGCATCTTATTCTTTAAATGTAGACCCAATAGCACAAGATGGTAAATTGCAGGCTATTCCTGATGATGAAACTAAAGATGCAGATTGGGCTGACGCTACAGGCAATCAAGCTGAAATGATGAGAGTAATAGAGGTAGATGGTGTTAAATCTATTATAACATATACAAGTGATGGAAAAATTAGATATTCCTACAATTTAACTACAGCTTCTACTGCGACTGCTTTGGCAGATTTAAAAACAGGATTAACTGCCAATTTGCAAAATGGCGATAATTTAGATATGGAAGTTAACAATCAAGAAGTCCATATAGGCCTTGGGAATGCAAATAATCCTCAATGGGTTGGAAATATTCCTCATAATCAATTTGGTGCTTCTTACAGTGGGACAAATAACGGCATTTATGCTACAGATGCTGAATTAAAAAGTCCTTCGCAATTTAAAGCTTGTTATAAGTTAATTTTTACTCATGAAGATACTACTGGAGATGGAAGTGCTGACACTAGATTTGTTTATGGAATTGAGTACAAAGGTAATAGAGTTTATAAATTTAAAGAAGACACTGCAGGTGCTGCTTATAGTTTTGTTAGTGCTTCTGCTACAAGATTTGAATCTACTCAAGGTATATGCAGAAGGTATGCTTCTGGTGGCAATGAAACTGCTCTTGGTCAAAAAGCTATAATATGGATATATGATGCAGGAACAGGTAAAAGTGGCACATTGTATGCTTATGACCCAACTAATGATACGACAGTTAAAACTTTTCCAATTAATCATTCTTGGACAGATGATACTGACCATACTTATATATCAGATATACTTGAAGTCCAAACAACAAATATAACAGGAGATAATTCTAGATTGTTATATTTTTCAAAACATTATGAAAAAGAATTTCCAATTATTCATAAAGATTATTATAGTGGCAATTCAGGTGAATTAAATGTTAATTACGGAGAGTCTACAGATGCTAATGGAGGAGCTGGAATAGGTATATTATATTCTACAGACCAAGCTTCTTATCAAACTACAACAAATGCAAATGTTGCAAGTAAAACTATAACTTTATATAAAAATACTCCTACTTTATTTCCTGAAGATGGAAGTAGTGATAACCAAGGAACTCCTATGATGCCTTATTATAAAGGCACTGGGACAGGATTTAAAGGTTGGACTTATATGGAGCCTTACCATGGATTGACTGCTGCAAATTATACTGGTAAATATTTAGGCGGTTTGGTAGGGGGTATGGGGAGACTTAATAATAGCCCTCTTACAGACGCTGCATTTGGCGATGCAGATGATAGTCGTATTTTAAATTATGCAACTATATCACTTGGTTCAGGTACTCATGACTGGGCAATAATAAAAGATGCATGGGGAGGTACTACTCAAGTTAGTAATTCTACTACTGATGGAGATAATACTTATAAAAACTGCTCTCCTTTTAATGCTATTATGCATTTATGGGTAGGCAGTGATAAGGATGCTTCAGATACAGGTATACCTTATAATCATAAAGATTATTTAGAATTAACTTCAGATGCTAAACTTGAAACATGTCTTCTTGGGCATATTATGCAAAAAAATTGGTGTATAGATTCTACAAATCAATTAATTTTTCAAACTCAAAGAGCTGGTGCTGGGGTAAAGTCTCTTTACAGTTCTTTTTCTTTTGCTAATTATGCCGCTCT